GTAGGTAACCACTGCCCAGACTCGGGATACCTGGATAACTCCAGCAGTCGCGGAGTGGCTGAATACCTGAGCCATCAGCTTGTTCAGCGTCTCTACGTCCCAAGCGCGCCCTAATGGGTCGCGGGTGTAGGAACCAATTTCGTACTCCACCCAAGAAGTTGTGGGGTACAGAGTACGACTGGTGAACTTCGACGTGTCATCGGTCGCGACAAGGTTAAAGGTCGCGGAGTAGTTTCCTCCGGAAGACCTCTTCACCTTGGCCCTGATTGATACTGAGGTGATGACAGCCCCGTCCGGGATCTCCTCAGTATCGATCGGAAACGTTACCGCAGCACGCCCCTTGTTGTTGGGGTTAGAGATGTGCTCATTGTCATCGAAAATCTCGTTGAAGACTTCCCAAATGGAGGTAAGTAGCCCTTCAAAGGACCAGCCTTCATTACGAGCATCATCTACTGAATCTAGTTCAAGCTCTGCCATTAGATACTCCCAACTCCCGCTAGGATTGCCCTGATAAGCGCCGGTCCGAGCTTGTTTTCCGCCGCCGCTATTGTGTCTGGATCTTGCTTGCCTTCGAAGGTGATCTGTACCGCGCCGTTCTGGATTACAGACTTGTTGGTTGCATTGCTGAAGGCACCCGTCTTGTTTAGCTCATTCATGACGTTAGGAACCTTCTGAAGTATATCGAAGATTCCACCTCCCGAACCTCCGAGCAAACCACCTAGCAACCCGCCCGATAGAATTCCGGTACTGCCGCTAGCCATGGTCCCTGACGCCAAGTCACGGGCCGCATCGAACGCTAGTGGGGCGCCGGAACGGATACCGTTGGCCAGACCCTGTGCAATGTCAACACCGTAGCCGTGGAAGACGGTTGAAGGTGAAGCGATACCGAGCAGGCTGGTGAAGGTACCCATGATGCCGCCGCCACCGCCGCCTAGCAGACCACCGAGGCCACCGCCACCACCACCGGCAAGCCCGGCGACCGCGCTTTCGACGCCGCCCTGGCCTTCCTGAATACCCTGGGTAAGACCCGTCATCATGTCCTTACCCGCGCCCTGCATGGCACCCTTGGCCTGCTTGACGATCTCGATACAGCGCTGGATGATTTCCTTGACCGCCTGCTCTGCACGCGTCTTGGCCGAGACACCGCCCAGGGCATCGCCGCTTCCACCGCCTCCACCGAACAGACCGCCGAGGAGACCGCCTCCGGTATCGCCGCCGCCTGAGTCGCCGCCTCCGAACATCCCACCAAGACTGTCCATGATCCCGCCGCCTCCGCCGCCGGAATCACCGCCCATGATGCCGTCCATAAGGCCGCCACCGGCACCGCCCCCGCCTCCGCCAGAGCCACCGGATTCGAGACCCTGGACAAGGGCCTCAATGTTTTCCGCACCCGCAGCCTTCATGTTCGGGGCGTTGGACTTGACGATGTTTAGAATGCCGTCCATCAGACCCTTGACAGACGCCTGGGTCTTCTGCTGCGCACCCGAGTCACCGACACCCTGAGCCAGACCCTCGGATAGAGCCTTACCGCCGTTCTGCATCTCCGGGATGTACTTCTGCACCACAGCAAGAATCTGCTTGAGGATGTTCTCAATGGCCGCAACCGTCTTGGAAGCGCCCTCCTCCTTCACACCATTGGAGAGACCTTCCATCAACCACTTACCGATCTGGTGGAAGACTCGGGACGGAGAACCGATTCCGAAGATGCCGCCAACTGCGTCGATGACACTACCGGCAACATCCTGAGCAGCACCGATTACGGCACCGGCCGCAGACTTGATACCGTTGGCCAGACCCTGCATTAGCTCCCCACCGATCGCCACCATGCGGCCGACAAACGACTGGATAGCGTTGACGATGGCCTCACCGACCGCCTTCGCGGCGGCTGTCACAGCACCGATAGCCGACTGGATACCCTGTGCGATTCCGTTGGCCACTGTACGAGCAGCGCTCATAACGCGCCCGGCGAAGCTCTGAATCGTAGATACAACGCCATTCCACACCGTAGTTACGGCAGCCTTGATAGCGCCAGCCGCAGACTGGATGGCCTGTACACAACCCTGGAAAGCCTGTTTGGCCGCAGCAATGATCCGCTGGCCCGCAGACTGGATGACTTGAACTACACCATTCCAGGTGGATTGGGCAGTAGCCTTAATGCTGTTCCACGCAGCGGTAAGGGAAGCCTTAATGTTGTTCCATACGCCTACCAAGTACTGCTGAGTACCCTGGAATACCGTCTGGAAGAACTGCTTGATGCTGTTCCAAATCGTGGTTGCAGACGTCTTGATCGCATTCCACGCAGTCACTAGCGCCTGGCGGATTCCGTTCCACACAGACGTAGCCGTCTGCTGAACACCCTGCCATACGGTCTGGAAGAATTGCTTGATGCTGTTCCAGATCGTAGTAGCCGACGCCTTGATGGAGTTCCAGACCGCGACGAGCGCAGCCTTGATGGCATTCCATACAGTTGTAGCGGCCTGCTGCACGCCTTGCCAAACTGTCTGGAAGAACTGTCGAATGGAGTTCCAGATAGTTGTAGCTGACGTCTTGATCGCATTCCAGGCCGTAACCAGTGCCTGCCGGATAGCGTTCCACACCGTGGTCGCGGTCTGCTGAACGCCCTGCCACACCGTCTGGAAAAATTGCTTGATGCTATTCCAGATTGTAGTGGCAGCCGTCTTAATGGCGTTCCACGCAGTCACTAGAGCTTGTCGGATAGCGTTCCACACCGTAGTGGCAGTCTGCTGTACACCTTGCCATACTGTCTGGAAGAACTGCTTAATGCTGTTCCAGATTGTGGTAGCCGCAGTCTTGATCGCGTTCCACGCCGTGGTAAGAGCCTGGCGAATGGCATTCCAGACCGTGGTAGCAGTTTGCTGGACGCCTTGCCAGACAGTCTGGAAGAATTGCTTAATACCATTCCAAATGGTCGTCGCAGCCGTTTTAATGGCATTCCACGCCGTAGTCAACGCCTGCCGAATTGCATTCCAAACGGTGGTGGCTGTCTGCTGAACACCCTGCCATACGGTCTGGAAAAACTGCTTGATACCATTCCAAATTGTAGTAGCAGCCGTCTTGATCGCATTCCAGGCAGTTGTCAGAGCCGTCCGGATGCCATTCCACACAGTGGTGGCGGTCTGCCTCACACCGTTCCAGATAGTACCGAAGAAGGTCTTGATACCGTTCCAGGTAGTCTGTGCAGCAGTCTTGATACCGTTCCAGGCGGTTACGAGACCCTGTCGAATCCCGTTCCAGGTAGTTACAGCGGCCTGCCGCACACCGTTCCAAATGGTACCGAAGAACGTTTTAATTCCGTTCCAGGTCGCAGTCGCGGCAGTCTTGATGCCGTTCCACGCCGTCACGAGTCCTTGACGGATACCATTCCAGGTAGTAACGGCAGCCTGCCTTACACCATTCCAGATGGTGCCAAAGAACGTCTTGATGCCGTTCCATGTAGTGGTGGCAGCGGTTTTGATACCGTTCCATGCCGTCTGGAGACCTTGCTTGACGCCATTCCACGCGGTGACAGCGGCCTGCCTGACTCCATTCCAGATCGTACCGAAGAAGGTCTTCAGTCCGTTCCAAGTCGCTGTAGCAGCCGTCTTGATACCGTTCCATGCAGTGGTCAGGCCCTGCTTGATGCCATTCCACGCGGTAGTGGCACCAGCCTTGATACCATCCCAGGCAGCCTTGAATCCGGTAACCAGGCCCTTAGCGATGGTCTTACCGGTGTTCATGAAGGTCATTAGCATGTTGAAGCCACGACTTACGGCACCGATAATCGGTACTGCTGCTTGCATCGTCATATTCAAGAGCTTGAATATGTTGTCCATGGCCTTCATGTTTTCTTTGTCCTTCGCCAGCTTGGCGAACATCTTGCCCAGGTTACCCATGGACTTGCCGACGTTCTTGCCAAACAGTTCGAAGGACTTACCCGCAGCCGCAGAACCCTTGGACAGTTCTTCGAAGAACTTACCGACACCCTTGCCGATCTCTTCAAAGCCCTTGACCATATTCTTCATCATGCCGGATGAGTTGATGTTCTTCAGGGCGTTGTTGATTCCAGGCATGGCTTCCTTCGCCATACCTGTCAATGCCTGAGCCATCTGCGGGATCATCTTCCCGGCTTCACTGAACGCAGTCTTGAATGCCGGACCCATCTTCCGGGCCTCGGTAGCGATGTGGTTCATACCCTCGATGAGGGGACCCTTCATCACCTGAGCGGACTGCGTAATGGTGTCGCTGATGGTGCTGCGCATCTGGTTGAACGCACCGCGAACCTGGGCGTCACCACGAAGGGCGTAGGCGCCTAGGCCGACGAAAGCGCCGCCGAGCCCTGTAAGAAGGGTGGCGGAAAGTGGGCCAGCAGCAGCACCGACAGCAAGAAGCGCCGCCTGAACCGTCATCAGACCGGTAGCGACGTTACCTACGTTCATGCTCATAAGGCTGGAGCCCATGCTGCCGAGTGCGGCAGCAGCGCCACCGGCCGCAGGACCAACGCCTGTTAAGGCCGTGCGCAGAGTTGTCATACCGGCACTGCCTCGCTGACCGGCAGAATCGGCATCATCGCCTAACCGGCGGATACCGTCACCAGCTCGGGACGAACCGTCCCCTAAGCTGGTGATAGCAGTTTGCAGAGCGTTTAATTGAGCAATGGCCCCACTGACATCAGCGTCAACGGTAATTGTCAACCGAGCAACATCTGCCATGTGGGGCCTCCTAGCCTAATACGATCTTCGACCCAGTGTCGGTCTCTCCTCTTCGGATTCCTGAGACTCTTGCCTCAACTTCTCGTAAGACTCCTCTTGGAGTTTGTTCTTGAAGATGAAGTACGCTGCCCAGTAGCGGAGTTCTGTGCTAGACATGGGACGAACTTCTCCTAGAAGAAGTTCGTCCACTGTCTTGCCTAGGGTTTCAGCAGTGAAGAACAACTGAAACAGGTCAGGATTAGTCTCGAAAGTCGGCCTCTGCCTCTTCCGCCTCTTCGATACCCATCGCGGACAGTTCGAGAATCCGCTTTGTGATCCGAGAGACCACACCTACGTTCTTGGACTGGAGACGGTCTAAGTGCTCCGGGCTGAGCCTCGGGGACACGATGCCTGCGAGGAGCAGGTGCCCCTCGAAGGCGTCATCGTCCAGCTTGCCCTGGCGAGTAGCACGCTTACGGGCCTTGATCTGATCCGCCTTGCTGAGAGACTTGATCTTGATCTTGAAGCCCCACTCCGGAATGGGAAGCCACTCCTCCTTCGCGTCGTTTACAGCGAGCAGCGAAGCAAGGTCAGCCTCGGGGAGTTCGGTAGACTCGACAACAGGAGCGTCGTAGTTCTCATCTGACATTGTTATTTACCCTCTTTCTGTGGTGCTATTACGCCTGGACGGTCCTGGTGGTTCCGCCAGAGATGGTCATTTCCGCCTTGAAGGACACTGCGTCCTTCACGACGACGTCGAAGGTGTAGGACGACAGGATCGCTTCACCCGTGTACTCCGGTAAGCCAGCACCCGTACCAACGGGGCGGTAGCGGAAGGTGAATACAACCTGCTTGCAGGAAGCGAAGGTGGAGTCCAGGGTTGCATCCCAGAAACCCTTCAGCTTGAACTTGCCGTCTTCCAGACCAGGGATACCGACCTTCGCTAAGTTGCCGAAAGTAGTGACATCGATGAAGTGGACGTTGATGTCGTCCTCGATGTCCTCAAGGTACTCAGAGATGTCGGTGTAAGTGGTGCCCCCGGCGGGGTCAACTGCCAGTTCGGAAACTGTACCGTGGTAGAAGGTCATTACTTCTTTCCTTTCAGACTACGCTAGGGGCGCATTGAATAGTATATCAGAATTGATTAGTTTCGATGTACAGCCACATTGTACGTGAATGACGGAGAAGTACCCGAAACTGTAGTAACAACTCGCACGTACCGCTTTAAGGTTCCAGAGAATTCGATGAATTCCCCGCCGACTTCGGTCTTAGCCGCGAAGGCTCCGCCCGTAACGTCAGCCCACGGGTCTCCGACCCCGTCGTCATCTGAGTGCTGTAGCTTGACAGTCAGAGACGGAGTAGTACCGGACACCGCAGATACATGCAGGGTGGCACTACCGCCGTCAGCACTTGACGCTGCGTTGTCCAAAGACGTGGTACCCGCATTGGAAGCAGTCTCCGTGACGTTCGGGACAAGAACCTTGCCCTGTAACATACCCCGGCTGGACTGGAATTCCTGCTTGACCGCGACAGCGTCCTTTACTACCACGTCAACGGTGTAGGAGGTAAGCAGGCCGTACACGATCACTGCCATGTCCCCGATGGTGTCGCCACCGTCCGGGAAGTACGTAACCGGGAATACGGTGCGACGACGAGACATCATCCAGTACTCGAAGGTACTTTCAGGGTCCACAGAGTCGGCGTCAAAGAAGCCCTTCATCTTGATCTTGCAGTCCGCAAGGCCGGGGATGAAAGTCTTGGCGTCGTTTACGAAGGTTGACACATCGATAGCGTGGACGTTGCCGTCCGCCTCGATGTCCTCCAGGTATCCATGTGCGGCTAAGCCGTCAAACCAGATCCGGGATTGCCAACCTGAAGCGAAGAGAGGCATGCTTATTCTCCAATCCAGAAGGTGAAGGTACTACCGACGTGGTACCACATTTTGTTACCGGCCTCGGCTTCCGAGAATTCGAAACCCGTGTCCGCTTGGATGTTCATTGTGTATCCACCCGAGGCCAGCACGGGCTTGAAGCCGTCGAGAAGTTCTTCCACTCGTTCGGCAATGTCCCTGGCCCGCTTCCCGCCGTCTAGGCCATCTCGAAGCGAACCTCCGTCCACCACTTTGAAAGTAACCCAGTGGCGCTTGTAGGCAATGCCGCCCATGCGATGCTGCTTGGCATCGGTCTGCTTTTGCAGAATGATGGCAGGCATTTCAGCATTTTCGGGGGCCTTATACCAGTATATCTTGTTATCCACCCACCCCAAGGAGTTCATCTCTGTATCTCCATTGAGGCGGGTGATGCACGCGGCTATGGCGTCATTCAGGTTGGACATTACGCTGCTCCCTCAATCTTGGCGGCATATTCAGCCACCGCTGCGGGAACTGAGGAACCCATCGCTGCCTGGTAGCCAGGGAGCATGAAGGGCTGGGCGCCCATGTACCGCGTGCCGTACTCGTTGTATGCCGCGTACTCTCGCTCGCCACCACCGTCCAGACTGGAAGCCTTGACCACGACAGAAGTTCCCGCGCCCTCCACGTCGATACCTGAGCGCAACGCCCCGGTAAGAACGGGAGCGTTGGCTTGGGCCTGGTCCCGGATGCCGTCAGCACACTGGCGGACACACTCAGCGGCTTCAGACGAGACGGCATCG